AGATTACAAAACTTGGAAGAAACTTTCTTTTAAAGATGTATCTAAAGGTGATACTAACAAAGATAAAGTAATCAAAGCAATTCTCCGAAAACAAAAACAATTCAACAAAAAAGTTGATTATAATATGTGGGTTAAGAAAACTAACCCATCTTTTGAACAAAAAATGGATTGGTTTATCCAAAATGGTTGGATTTCAAATATCAATAAAGGTGGTATTAAAGAATCAGTAAACGAAGTCAACGCAAGTGACATTGAAATTGGTGACTTTATTCACCTAAAATCTAAAAACAAAACCGGAATGGTTTTGAAGATTAGTGGTAATAAAGTAACTATCAATACCCCTAAAGGTAAAATAACAGGTGACTTAAAAGATGTTCAACTATTACACCAAGATAATGTAAACGAAGTAGTAGAGCCACATATTAAAAAAACGGCAGATATTTTAAACTTGGATGTAAAAGCAGTTGAAAAATTCGCATCTACACCAACACCAAACGGGCCAATCAATATGGTTAAGGTATTAAAGTTAGCTAAAATGGCAAACGATGCTGGTAAGAGAAATCTTATTAAGTATATTAAAGGTGAAGCTCCGGCTACAAACAAAAAATTATATGATAAAAAACTTGCTGAATCGTTAAATGAGGATTATTACAAATCAGCATCAGATGCCGCAGATGCCGCAAGAAAGTACGCTGAGAAAAAAGGGTTTGAGATTGATGAAGATGATTGGCAAACTCAAATCGCTATGGGTGGTAAACATAATCGTTTAAGACCAGGTGTTGGTAAAACACATTCATTCTCAGTTGGATTAACAAAGAATGGTAAACCACAAAGAAAAGCATTGAATATTTCTTTATATGGAATGGATAGTGGTAAGTTTGAATTAACAACATACATTAACTAAGAATTAGATATGAGTACTAAGAACGAAGCAATGTCAAAATCAGCAAGAAGAAAACTTGCCATGCGTTCTAAGAAAAATCTAAAGAAGGCTTTGAAACGTAAGAAAATCAAAATGAAAAGAAAACGTTCAAACGCCGAATTATTACAAGCAGCAGAAAGAAAAGCAAAACAACTTTTAATGAAGAAAATTTTAAAAAAAGATGCGGGTGATGCTACTGTAAATGATAAAGTGAAGTTTTCCCAAAAGTTAGAAAAGAAACCAGGTTTGATTAAAAAGGTAGCTAAGAAGATTTTACCCAAACTAAAACAGGCTGAAACTGAACGAATTAAAAAAATGAGAGCAAATAAATCGGAGAGTATTATGAAGATTAACGAAGGTATAATGTACAATGTGGATAATAAAATCGCATTACACAAAAATCCATACAGATATGGTTCTACAAAATTCTTTGAGTACTACAATGATTTAAGAGCATTAAAGTTAGAAGCAGTTTCAGAAGATTTAGATATGTTCCTAAGTTCTGATATTGGTAAAGTTGGGGTGTACGAAGGCAAAGATGTACTTTTAGATTTCCCAATGTTAGTTGAAGCAGAATATCAGGGTAAGAAAGTTGAGTTATCAAAACCAATGAGAAACAATAGTGGTGGTGGTAAGTTCAAAGTATATGTAAAAGACCCAAAGAGTGGAAACATTCGTAAGATTACATTTGGAGCAGATAGTGGTGGTGGTAAATTGGCAGTTAAGTTAAAAGACCCTGCAGCAAAGGCATCGTTCAAAGCAAGACACAAATGTGAACAAACTAAAGATAAAACAACTGCATCATACTGGAGTTGTAGATTACCTCGTTACGCAAAATCATTAGGTTTAAGTGGTGGTGGGCAGTGGTGGTAATCCATACAACGAAATAAGTGAAGGTAACAACACTTACATCAGAGAATTCTCAGTAGATACCGATTCATCAGAGTTGGTGTGGCATAGAGATAAAGAAGATAGAGAAGTTACAATCTTAGAAGGACGTGGTTGGAAATTCCAATACGATGATGAGTTACCATTCGAATTAAAAGAGGGTGATACAATCAGTATCAAAAAGTTAGAGTATCATAGAATCATAAAAGGTGATACAAATCTAAAAATACGTTTATTAAAAAAAGTTTAATATTTATTCTAAATAAGTTTAACTTAAAACAAGTATTATTATGAACACAATTTTAGTTATTTTAGCGGTTGCAACAGTTTTAGCAATAGCAATCGTTATCTTACAAAAGACAGGTAAGATTAAAGATGAAGATGGTGATTTAATTCCTGATGTTGTTGAGGACAAAGTAGAGGAAGTTAAAGCAGAAACCAAACGTAGAGTTAAGAGAGTAAAACAAGAACTCAAAGATGTTAAAAAATCTGCAAAAGATTTAAAAGAACAAATTGTTGATGTTGCAGAAGCGGCAGGGGGTTCTAAACGAAAGGGTAGAAAATCCTCAAAACCAACAAAGAGCTCTTTAAGAGGTTTAAAGAAAGAAGAACTACTTAAATTGGCTAAGAAAGATTTTAAAGTTGAGTTGGATTCTAACTTAACAAAAACAAACTTAGTAAATAAGGTGTACGAATTGTATCACAAAAAATAAATGAAAAAGTATTTCGGAGATATAAGAAATGTAATAATCTTAGTATTAATAATTGTTATATTATTACTAAGACAATGTAGTGGTGGTGATGTAACACCGGTTGAACCTACTATTATTACAAAGACCGAAATAAAGTATGATACAATCACAAAGGAGATTCCTAAATATATTCCAAAAGTAGTTACAAGGATAGTAAGAGAAGTTGATACAATTAATGTATTACAACCAATTGATACACTATCCATACTTGAAGATTATTTCGCAACATATGTTTATGAAGATGTACAAAATTTAGATTCGTTAAATTTACGAATTACTGATAGTGTATCTCAGAATAAAATTATGGCGAGACATATTAAATACGATTTAATATACCCAACAGTTACCGTTACCGAAACCAAATATATCAATCCACGAGAATTTTATATTGGTTTCGGTTTAAATGGTACATCAAATCAATTTAATTATGTTGGTGGACAACTCCTTTACAGAACAAGAAAAAAACAAGCATTCGGACTGGGAGTTGGTATAAATGAAAACTTAGAACCAATACTATCTACTCAGTTCCTTTGGAAATTGGGTAAATAGTATATGGCACCAACTATAAAAGAACTTATCAGAGAAGAGTACGTTAAATGTGCTCAGAATCCAGTTTATTTTTTTAAGAAGTATTGTTACATACAACATCCAAAACGGGGTAAGATTCTTTTTGACCTTTTCCCATTTCAAGAAGATGTAATGGATGAGTTCAATGAACATCGTTTCAATGTAATCCTCAAATCACGTCAGTTGGGCATATCAACCCTTTCAGCGGGATATTCACTTTGGATGATGTTATTCCAAGAAGATAAAAACATCTTAGTAATTGCAACCAAACAAGAGGTAGCTAAAAACTTAGTTACTAAAGTTAGATATATGCATGAGAACCTTCCAAGTTGGTTAAGGGGTGAAACGATTGAAGATAACAAACTATCTCTTAGATTGGGTAATGGTTCAACAATCAAAGCAACATCAGCTAGTGGGGATGCAGGTCGTTCTGAAGCATTATCAATGTTGATTATTGATGAGGCTGCGTTTATCAAAGGTATTGATTCGATTTGGGCATCTGCACAATCTACACTTTCAACTGGTGGTAAGGCAATTGTGTTATCAACACCCAATGGTGTGGGTAACTTTTTCCACAAAACTTGGTTGAAGGGTGAGAGTGGTGATGGTTGGAATCCAATCAAACTCCATTGGACAGTACATCCAGAACGTAATGATAAGTGGAGGGCAGAACAAACTCAATTGTTAGGTGAAAAGATGGCAGCACAGGAATGTGATTGTGATTTTATCTCATCTGGTTATACAGTTGTTGATGGACAACTTCTGCAATGGTACGAAGAAACGCATGTGCAAGAACCTGTAGAAAAAAGAGGGTTCGATGGAAACTATTGGATTTGGCAACAACCAAACTATTCCAAAGATTATATTGTGGTGGCTGACGTTGCGAGGGGTGATGGTGCGGATTATTCAGCATTTCACGTTATCGATGTAGAATCAGTTGAACAGGTTGCAGAATATAGAGGGAAGATTGAAACCAAACACTATGGTAATATGTTGGTGAATGTAGCAACAGAATGGAACGATGCCCTATTAGTAATTGAAAACGCAAATATTGGATGGGCTGTAATCCAAGAAGCAATAGATAGAAATTATACAAATTTATATTATTCCTATAAAGAGTTTGGGTATGTAGATGATGATGTTCACTTACAAAAGGGATATGATTTAAAAGATAAATCTCAAATGGTGCCAGGGTTCTCAATGACAAGTAGAACAAGACCATTGGTGATATCAAAGTTAGATACTTATATGAGAGAAAGAGTTCCGATTATTCGCTCTAAAAGATTGATAGATGAATTATTTGTATTCATTTGGAATGGCAGTAGAGCTGAAGCACAACAGGGTTATAATGATGACTTGGTGATATCGTTCTCAACATCTCTATGGGTAAGAGATACCGCATTGAAACTCAGACAACAAGGTATTGAATTAAACAAACGAGCATTATCATTAACCTCAAAAAATACAGGTGTATTTAGAACGAATCAATCCAAAGGAAAAGATTCTTGGAAAATAAAAACAGGTAGAGGTGATGAAGATATCACTTGGTTGTTGTAAATCTATTTTTTATCATATTTATAGTTTGTAGGGATATTGTAACAAAGAATAAAAATTATGGCAGACAAATCATTATTTAGTAGACTCCAACGATTGTTCTCAACTCAAGTAGTTGTTAGAAGAGTCGGTAAAAATAAATTAAAGGTAGTCGATTCATCCAGATTACAAGGTGATGGTAATCGTAGAGGTTCTGCTTACTACGATAGGTATGGAAGGTTACATGGTTCAAATTCAAGAAAGAACTGGCAAACCTACAATGAAAGATTTAACTATCATTCAAACAAATTAGAACTATATACTGATTATGAAGCAATGGATAAAGATTCCATCATTTCATCAGTATTAGATATCTACTCAGATGAGTGTACACTTAAAAACGATATGGGTGATGTACTCAGAATCAACTCATCAGATGAGAAACTAAAGAAAACACTTCACAACTTATTTTATGATGTATTGAACATTGAGTTCAACCTTTGGTCTTGGGTTAGAGGTATGAACAAATATGGTGATTACTATCTTTATTTAGATATTGATGATGAGTTGGGGATTGTAAACGCATCACCACTATCGGCATATGAAACGAGAAGAGAAGAAGGTTATGATATGGATAATCCATACTCAGTTCGTTTCGAAGTTGAAGAACAAAACACAAACGCAATATCACAAAGAAATAATACTAAGTTCTTAGAATCATTCCAAGTGGCACATTTCAGATTACTTACTGATACAAACTTCCTACCTTATGGTCGTTCCCTATTAGAAGGTGCTAGAAAGACTTGGAAACAATTAATTCTTATGGAAGATGCTATGATGATTCATAGAATTATGAGAGCACCTGAAAAGAGAATCTTCAAAATTGATATTGGTAATATTCCACCTGCTGAGGTTGATTCATATATGCAGAACATCATCGACCAGATGAAAAAAGTTCCTTATGTAGATGAAACAACAGGTGAGTATAACCTAAAGTTCAACCTACAAAATATGTTGGAAGATTACTACCTACCTGTTAGAGGTGGACAGAGTGGTACTGAGATTGATTCCCTAAGTGGTATGGAGTTTGGTGGTATCGATGATATCGAATACCTAAAGAACAGAATGATGGCAGCTCTAAAAGTTCCAAAAGCATTTATTGGATACGAAGAGGGTGTTGAAGGTAAGGCAACTCTTGCTCAAGAGGATATTAGATTCGCGCGTTCGGTAGAAAGAATCCAAAAGATTGTTCTTTCTGAATTAACTAAGATTGCTATTGTACACTTATACGCACAAGGATATGAGAATGATGATTTGGTAAACTTTGAATTAGAGCTAACCACACCATCAATCATCTATGAACAAGAGAAAGCAAACCTTTGGAGTGAAAAGGTTAATCTTGTTAGAGATATGAAAGACCTAAAAATGTTATCTCAAGAGTGGATGTACAAAAACGTATTCAATATGAGTGAAGATGAGTGGAAGATGGAACAATATAAAGTTATCAATGATTTGAAATTAGAATTTAGACATGAACAAATCAGTACTGAGGGTAATGACCCTGCTAAGACTGGTGAATCGTTTGGTACTCCACATGATTTAGCATCATTATCACAACAAAGTGGTGATGATAGTTCGGGTGGTGGTGATGAGGAAAATCAATTTGGTGAAAATGAAGGTGGTGCACCAGAAGGTGGATTCGAAGGTGCTGGTAGACCTAAAGAAACTGGAACGTATGGTAAAGATAAATCACCATTTGGTAGAGACCCGTTAGGTAACAAAGGAATTAATGTAAAATCCGATTCAATCAGACATTCGTATAACGCAAATGAGGTATTGAACAAAGAGGTAACTGATAGTATGTTATCTAAGATGCGAAAAAAAGTAAAGAGTAAGAAGATAATTATGGAATCTCTGAAAATTGATGATGGTATGGTTGAATCATCATTATTAGATGAGAAAAATATATTGAATTCTGATAATTAAGATATTTATAAGTAAATATATAGGTTACTCTACCAAAAATAGAAGGAACTAATGAAAAATATTAAGCATAGTAAGTACAAAAATACAGGCATTCTATTCGAATTGCTAGTACGACAGATTGCGACAGATACTTTGAACAATAAAGATTCAAAAGCAACAGCAATTATCAAAGAACACTTTGGTAAAAAGACGGAATTGGCAAAAGAATTGAAGTTGTATCAATCTGCAATCAAAGAATCTTTCAGTTCAGAGTATAAGGCTGGTGAATTTTTGAATATTATACTAAAAGAAAGAGCAAAACTTACAGAAACTACCCTAAACAAACAAAAATATAACTTAATCAAAGATATTAAGAAGAATTTTGTGTTAGAGGACTTCTTTAAGTATAGAGTTTCTAACTATAAAGAGAACGCATCTATCTATAAATTATTTGAATATAAAAATTCAGATAATCCTAAACAATATGTTGAGTGTAAATCAACATTGATGGAACATTTGACAGGAAAATCACAAAATTCCGATAAAATTGTTACAACTATCAACGAAGATTACTCAAAACAACCAAAAGAAGTTAGATTATTGGCGTGGAAGATGTTAGTAGAGAACTTTAACAACAAATATACCAATTTATCCAACAAACAACGTAATATTCTAAAAGAATATATTGAATCAGTTGATAATTCTGAAAAATTAAAGAATTTTGTTGTTAGAGAAACAACTGAACTACAAAAATCACTTAAAGCTATTAAAATTACCGATAAAGTAACTAAGATTAAAGTTAATGAAGTAATTTCATTGGCATCTAAGTTGAAATCATCAAAAGTTATAACCGAATCACAAGTATTATCACTACTCAGATACTATGAGTTGCATGATGAGCTAAAGAGGGTGTTTAAATGAAAAGTTTCTTAAAAGAAATAGAAGATAAGTTTGATGAGTTAGAAGAATCTAATGTAACTGCTAACTTAGATGGTGGCGAAGGCCCAATCAAAACCCCACATGCTTTTGCAAAGAGTAAAGATGAGGATGATTTGGATGATGACCACATTGAGGTATTAGGATATAAGAAATCTAAGGAGAACAAAGTGAATACTAAGAAATTAGAAGCATTAGAACGTAAATTAGAAAATAAGATAAACGAAATCTCATATAAAGAGTTTAAGAAAGATGATTCAAGAAAACAACATCAGAAAATAAATGATTCAATCAAAGAAATCAATAGTATGATGTTTAAGTTGGAAAGAATTGTTAATCAAAACGCAAAATTAAAAACCGAAGCAGGTGTACACGCTGGACAATATTGGGAATCTACACAAAAACGATTTGGAAAAATTTCTGAAAGAATGTTAAAGGTTGCAAGAAAACTTAAAGAGTTAAGTGCATGAGTGTAAATAAGAAACATAATAAAAAGGTGCTAAAAGAAGAACTTTCAAATAAGGATTTGGAAGATATTCGTCTACTTATTAGATATGAGGTGGCACAAATTATGTTTGACCTATATAAGAAACGTAAAGTGTGGGATAAATAATGAGTAAATTACTAATTGATACTATACCATTTAAAATGAGTAAAACTCAAATCAACGAATCACTAAAAAGTAATGGTGGTCGTTTGATTGTTGAGGGTGTACTCCAGCGTGCTGAGGCAGAAAACCAAAATGGTAGAATCTACCCAACCGAAATTCTCAGAAGAGAAGTAAAAAAGTATATGGGTAGAGAAGTAAAAGAAAATAGAGCATTTGGTGAGCTAGACCATCCAGAATCTTCAGTAGTGGAATTGAAGAATACATCTCACATTGTTAGAGATGTGTGGTGGGATGGTGATGATGTAATGGGTAAAGTTGAAATCCTAAAAACACCAGCTGGAAATATTTTGAAAGAGTTATTAGAAGCGGGATGTACTGTTGGTATCTCATCGAGAGGTATGGGTTCGGTAAAAGAATCAAATGGTGGAAAGACTGTGACTGTTGAAGATGATTTTGATTTGATATGCTGGGACTTCGTTTCTAACCCATCAACACATGGTGCGTTTATGAGACCTGTAAACGAATCGGTTAGTAGAGGTACTACAAAATCATATAAGAAGATTAACACATTGGTAAGAGATATCATCTGTGAGATTGATGGTGTTTGTTCTATATAAGAAGGTATTCAAATGAAAAAATTAAAAGATTTATTAAACGAATCAGTAGAAATCGGAAAAGTATATTCTAATCCTTACGCAAAATCATTTGTTAAGGAAGAGGAAGAAGAAAGACCACAAGCCGAAGAATTAACAACTGAACAAAAACAAGCGTTCTTAGAAGCAGTAAAAGGATATAAGGCCTATGGTGAATCCGTTTATAGAAAAGAAGGATTAACCAAAGTGTACGAATCAATCAGAGGTTTGGTTGAGGTTGCAAACAAAGTAACTCTTTCAGAAACTGGGGATTGGTTTGATAGTGTTACTGTTGGTAGACATATGAAGAGAATGAATGAATCATTTAAAGTATTTGAAAAGACTCTTAAAGAAGTATCAACACTACAACAAAGATTAGAATCATCTTACGATGAGATTGGTGAAGTATTAGGAAAATATTACGAAATCAACGAATCTGAAGATAAAGATATCGAAGAAGGAAATGAATTCGGAGCAGCAAGAGCAAAAGCAATCGCAAATGGTGATGATTCATTTGAAGTAGATGGTAAAACATATCCTGTAAAAGATGTTGATAAGGATGATAAAGAGAACGCAAAGAAGTTTACAAAAGAATCAATGAAGTTAAGTGATATGATTAAGAAACCATCAGTAAACGAAGGTTACTCTACTGAAGAAAAAAGAATCGTAATGATGGCAGTTAAAAAGATTGCTAAGTATATGAATAGACCACTTGATGTTGCGTTGGGATATGTAATTGGTGCTGCGGAAGAACTTCAAAGAAGTGGAAAGTTAAAATAAAGGACTATGATGAAACTAACTAAATTACTCAAAGAAGGTATTTTAAACGAGGCAACTCGTTCTCAGATTGGTGTTATAACCAAAAATGGTAATATTATTTCAACATATGTTCACTACGATGGATATCCAGATGGTGTTGGACAAACTGCAAAAAAATATTATTCAGGTGGTAAAGTAAACCAACTTTTAAAAGTAGATGGTGGTGCCGGTATTTCAGTTTTAAATAAAAAAATGGATGGTGGTAAAGACCATTCATTCGCAAATCCTGCAAAAGACCAGACTATTTTCTACGGTAGAGATAGAGGTGAAAAAGGTGGAAAACATCTAAAGGGATACTTAGATAGTATTGGTACATATATAAAAGATGCGGGTAATAAAGCAGGTGCCGATTATGTTTACCTTTACAATGAAAAAGATAAAAAATGGTATTATGCAGATGTTTACTCTGATAAAGAATTAAAATTATTAGAGGGTGTTGGGGAATCAGTAAACGAAGCAGCAAAACCATCAATTAAAATGGTAAATAAGTTTGAACCAAAAGAAGGTATTCAAATAATGGCTGTTAAAACTCTTGATGGTAAAACCCACTTTGGTGGTATGGTACAAAGAGGTAAATTAGC